TCGCGTATTAAGTCTTGAGCGCGTTTTGGGCCTACACCTGGAATACCTGCAACATTATCACCTTTATCACCTGTAAGACATTTTAAAGAGATGTACTCTTCTCTAGTGACATCATAGTGTTCGTGCCAGTTATCTAAAGTAACTTCCTTCCTCGTTACATAAGAGAACCTAGCAACTTTTTCATCTATAAGTAAGTCCCAGTCGCGGTCACTAGAGATTAACCATATATCTCCGAGACCATAACGACGTCGGTTTTTAACTAAGTGCGCAGCTAAGTCATCTGCCTCTACACCTTGATACCGAAGAACAGGGAATTTATCAGCAAGTGCTTCTAGCGTATTCTCAAATTCCTCAAAGAAATCTGTAAAAGCCTGCTTTTCTGCCTCTGTTTGTTCTGCATACTTATCTTTGCGATTCTGCTTATACTCAGGAGAAATCTCCCGACGATAAGAAGAAGAGCCTTGGTCTGAGGTAATAATTATATTACTACAGTCATAAGACCTAGCAAGAGACTCTACTGTTCGTATATAGTCATCACAAAAATCTGTACGTCCCTGATGTTTCCATCGGAACGCAAGATTAAGTGCATCTAGTATCAACGTAGCGTTTCTGCCTGAGCCTGTTATCTTATCGGAAAAATTAAATGCCATCTAGTAAGTCCCTAAAAATTCTATTTCTTCGTGTTCTAACCATTCTTCAGCTACTATTATATAACAATTTAGCCAAGAAATAAAGAAATATTTCAAGCATCGCTCCGGTTTAATTCGAGTTACTACGAACACCTTAGACCTGTTATACTTAAAGAATAACATAGGTTCTTGGTTGCCGCCTTCCGCTTGTAGTTCTACTTTAGTCCACCATCTAATTAGATTATTTGTCTTCTCTGCAGTGAACATTTTATCGGTTAAAGGGGATTCTGAATAATTTTTTACTTCTATACAGAACTTGTTTCTTTCATTTGGAACATAGAGATCGCCTTTTAAGTACTCAAGAGCACCCGAAGCGGGTACTCTCTCAAACTTAAGACCTGTATACTCTCTAAGCATATCTCTAACGAGATACTCTCCTCTTGCACCTTTTGCTCTTGAATCAACCATATTTTATTTTTCGAGTATGCTTATACTGCCTTTCTTTGTAATCTCAATCTTTTCAAGTAGAGGGTGTGTCCAACCATGACTTACTACGTAAGTATTTAGTTCTTCTTCTGCTAGTAAAACTTCTACTAACTTCTCTCTACCTGTATCGTCTAATACATTGAGTACTTCATCAAGGAATAGTATATTTAATTTAGACTTGGAAATACTACTCATTAGCTTACGAATAGCGATAAGAGTAGCTGTATTAACCCTTGCCAACTCCCCACTAGATAAAGCTAAGATATCAATAATACTTCCATTGTCTGTTACTTGTACATTGAGTTTATCATTTGATACAATAAACTCTAGAGTGAATCGCCCGTCTGACAACTCTCCTAGATAGGAGTTTACCAGCTCTTCCAACTCTTTTACAAGGTTTTCTATTTTATAGGCTAATAACCCATTAGTACTAAATGATTTTTTAAGTATTTCTAGGTTATTAAACAGTAACTGCTCTTCGTCAACTATGCCTTGGGCTTCATTAAGCTGATTTACAAACTCTTGAGTTTGCTCTTCTATTACTTGGATTCGGGTGTTTCTTTTTGTGCGTCTTTCATTCTCATTTGAGATATCTGCCAGCTTGACTTTTGCATGCTGTAGTCTGCTTTGAACTCCCTGAATGCCTCTATCAAGCTGTTCCCTATCCACTTGAGCCGCAGGAAGAGTCCTGTCAATAGACTTATAAACCCTTTCCCAATCGCTTTGAATACTTGTTTTGCGCTCGTATTCTGAATTGTTAATTTTAATTCGTTCAATTTCTGGGTTAATTTCATTCGTTAGTTTCTCTAAGGCTTCCTTAGCCCTTGATGCTTCAATATCAATTAGTCCTTGCTTTAAGTCCGCATCTATAGATTGTTCACAAGTAGGGCAGTTATGCCCCAATGATTCCAGCTTAGTTAAAGCAGTGTTAGAACTTGTTATAGCTCCTCGAAGACTGCCTGCTTCGGATTGTAAAGCGTCATAAGATAATATTTCAGTTGCTGCCGTCTTATTGGCTTCATCTATATCAATACCTCCCAATATTTCTATAAACTTATTATTTGCTGAAATTTTCTTATTTTTTTCCGAAATATTTTGAAGTTCTATTGTTAAAGAACGTAGTTCCTTCTCATCTTCATCCGTGTCAATTGTAACATCTAACAGTGGAAGTATGGATGTATCGGTCAATTTATTGTCGGAAAGCCACTTTTCAACAGTACTTATCGTAGCTTCTACACTTACTAGGTTTGCTGCACTTTCTCGAGAGGCTTCCTTAAACACTTCGAACAATTGTACATATTCTTCCAAGTGCAGTAAGTCAATAAGAAACTTCTTTCGATTAGTATCTGTAGCAGTTAAGAACTGCAAACTACTGTTAGTGTTTTGATAGACTAGCTGACTAAATGTCTTAAAGTCAATTCCTAGAATTTCCTGAATATTTTTGTAGGTATTCGTTGCAGTATGGCTAGATATATCTACACCATTCTCTTCTAGTTTTACTTTTACATTTACCTTTCTATTAATAGTAATCTCGTAAGTAGAATCTTCTTTTTCAAAAGACAAATAGATATCATACCCTTCGTTTACATAACGATTAGGGATATCTGCTTTTTTAATTCCTTTCGAGTTTTTATTATAGAGAGCTTCTTCGATAATCAACGGAATGGACGATTTGCCCATTCCGTTAGTTCCGATTATCTGAGTAAGAGTACTGTCATTTAAGTCTATCTCATTATCTGCGCCATAACTGAAGCAGTTATTCCATTTGAGCTTTCTGAGAGTAATCATTAAATGTGCCTAGTATTCCAGTTATTTTTTCTTCGTTTATACCTAAAATATAATTTAGATACTCTGCCAGCTCTTCTTCAATGGACATATCTTTTTCCATTATAAGAGTTGCTTCGCTATTTCGTCTTACTACTTTTTTATCTAGTAGGTCTGAGTTTTTAATCCCTGCTAATTCTTGTATATCGCCTTCTATTTCATAGATTGTATGGTCATAATCAGTTTCAACCATGTCTTCTGTAGAGGTGACTGTTTTACGAATTAACTGAGGTAGTTTAAACTCTTCCCATAACCAATTCCAAGAGGTTTCATCAATTAGTAGATACCCCGTTGAGACTTTATTTCTATGAAACGAAGTAGTCATAGGACTGCCAGGGTATACAATATTCTTTTGAGTATTTGAATGGGAATGTAAGTCTCCTGCGAACACTACTGGAAACTCTGACAGCTCATCTAAATCAATCTCAGGCTTTACATGGGGAGGAATTTCTCCTCGTACATGGGTAAACAAAGGCTTTGACTTATCGAAATGATCTATAATACCTTTTTTATGAAGCTCTGTGTAAGGTAGTACGCCAAACCCTAAGTCTTTATCTATGTAAGAAATGTCTAGAATTGTTACTAATGGGTTGATATCCCTAGTTACTTGCTTCAAATTGCTAAAGAAAGTTTTATGTTTTTTAGTAGCTTCGTGATTGCCGTCGTAGATTAAGGTAGGAATTTGTACTCCGCGAATAAACGCGAAGTACAATTCTAACTCGTCCATAGTTGGCAATCGGTCAAATAAATCTCCTCCGATTATGTGCATTGAACAGGTTGGTTCTATTTCTTTAATTTGATTAAAAAATAGTTTATATCTGTTTAATGCCCACTCTCTTGGAACATTTTTCTGCCCTAGTTTAATATGCCAATCTGCGGTAAAGAGTATCATCCAATATCGAACTCAGCTTCAAGACCTTCATCCATTTGAGCGTCTGAAGGAGCACGTAGGCGGTCTAAAAGCTCTTTTTGAGCGTCAGGAGTTGGGCGAGCCATTACTTCATCCATTGATTTCAAACTTGAAACTGTAGAACGCTCACTCTCATCTAGAGGACGAGGCTTGCATTTTAGTACTTGAAGTTGGTACTCTACATTGTACGGAAGAGGTCCAGTCTTTACTCGCTTGAAACAAACGTCCCAGCCAGTATCTGCATCAGTAGGGTCTCCGAGGTCTTCTGCGGCAGTAATAATTTGCTCCCACAATTTCTTCTTCAGATTTACTACTTTAAGC